CAAAGACTACCTATTTTGGTTAGGTTTAGCGAAATGTTTTTGGTTGCATTTGCTGCACGTAGTGTGGCCGCAATTTGATATATTTTTACATAGAGTTTTTTATACTCTAAAAGTATTTATAAATATATTTATACTTGTATCAATGAAATATTTTGTTATTTGCCTTACAACTTGTTTGTATTTAGGAAATAATGGAATTATGAGACAATTAGCAATTACTTATGGATCAGAGATGAGAATTGAGCATTACGATGCTTTAATTAAAAGTCATCTTTGGTCTCTTTTAGACATTTGGGGATATTCCTCAAACCAATTAGTTGTTTCTAAATCAACAAAATTGTTTAAGTATAAGAAATGTGTAAAATTTGCAATTACTTTCATGTCAATTTTGACTACTGCCTTCATGTTTAAATACGCTTTGGATGTTAAAAAACAAAACGCTAATTTAAAACAAAGTATGGAGGAAAGGCCAAAAGAGCAAGAAGGACAAGTATTGCAAACACATAAAGAACACACCCCTAGTAGTATACAAGAAGATGTACAAAAACTAGAGGAAAGTACTGCTTGTGAAATGCCAGAACCACGTACAAAACCAATGAATGGTATTGATTGGGATAAACCTCGACCAGTGCCGTTTACAATGGTTAATCAATGTACTGACAATAGCTTAGTGAATGTTAACAAAGCAATTTGTAAAAATGTTCGCATGTGTTACATTACTAATGGTAAATCCACTCAGAAAACTCATATTTTGGGTTTATTTGAAGACTTTGCTGTTATTAATAGACATACTTTAAAAGTAATAGGTAGTAAATGTGAATTAACAACTTGTGTTAGTCCGGGTGTGGGCCAACATAATATACGCATTTCTGAATCAGAATTTTCAATTATCAAGAATGATGATGATAAAACTGATTTAGTTTTGATAAGATTGCGTGGATTAAAGTTCCACAATATTCGTAAATACTTATGTCCAGATCAAAAAGCTTATAATTCCTTAGGATATGGAGTTAACGCTAAAATTGGTGGACATACAACAACGGCTATTAAATATGGT